TTTCTATGCGGGCAAGGAAGGAAAGGTCACTGACGGGCATAATTGCGTTAATGTTAATCATGATATCGTCAATGCTGTAAATGGCTGTTTCTTCCGAAGACATATTCGGAGTAATGTGTTTTTGAATTGTTTGTTTACCTTCTACTGATAGCGGGGGCATATAGTATACGGTGTAATGGGTTTTGTATATTTCTTCATTAGGATCAGGGGTTGCTGTTTGGACTGCGATGATATACATTCCGATAGCAATAATGAATGCCACGATTGCGGCTACGATAATAAGTGAAAGTTGCATGTTGATTGATTTTAAAAGATGTAACGAATAGTGTTCCACGGAATAATACTATTGTGGAGACGCGTGAATTCCTCTATAAAGGTTCTTTTCAAACCGCTTTTGTATCGGATGTTTAGACCACCGAATTCGGATTGTTTGTTTTCTTGCATGGATGGATTCCATAATAGCTCTTCTCCTGGTTTTTCCCATTCTACGTTGTAATTGTGTTTGTTCTTGTTGTGAGTAAGGAATATGACTTCAGCTTTAACTACGGACTTGTATTGATCCGGTAGCTCATTTAACCGACAAAATAGTTCGGCGTATTCTTCAAGCCATCCGTCATATACGACAACGGGGCTAAAGTTAACATGAACATCGTAACCTGCATCAATAAATTGAGGTATGGCTGATAGTCTTTCGGCAATAGAAGAGGTGTTGGGTTCTAATATTTGCCGACGGTTCTCGGGCATCAGACTGAATCGGATCCGAATCTTTTGTTTAGGGTTGAACTCCAATAAATTCTTGTTGACATATTTGGTTGCCAATGTTCCCATCGCTACTGGATGATCTACAAAGAATTGGAATATTCTTTTCCAATCATAATACTTTGCATGTAAAGCAAAATCTTCGTTGCATGAAATGTCATAAGTGATGAATTTTTCATGCGTTTGATTAGGCTTTTCTACATCAGTAAACCAAGCGTGATTGTTGATTGTTGTCAGAATGTGTTCTATGTTGGCTGAATATTCTAAACCTGTGGGTTTATTTCTCTTCATGTAACAGTAGGTACAATCGTATAAACAACCGTAACCAAAGGAAGGAGCAACAAAATCGCTACTCCTTCCTGATGTTCTAATTTCTGTTGTCTTTCTGTAGACGGGGATTACTAAATTCATATTCCACAAATTCCTGCTTTGCATCCCGGACCGGTTCCACCAAAGAAATCCATTTGAATTCCTATATCGCGAATAGCTCCCATGGATATTTCTTTCTTGAAACGGTTTCCCATTATCTCTTCCATGATGTGAGCCCATTGGATAATGGCACGGGGTTCCGATCTTTCGTAATTTAACTTTAGTTGTTGAGGATCTTTCCAAAAACAGATTTGACAGCCTGTGTCTTCCGGGAAAGAAACTTGAGGGTTTTGATCCCAAAACTTATTTACCATTGGTCGCATTACTTTATCTTCAATGAGAGGATATGATAACGTGCGGTATTCAAAGTTTTTGATCCAGTTCTGTTGTCCTGTACCATAGTTGTTACAAGATATTGGGAAATCGATTGTTGCATCAAGGTCTTCAGCTCTTTCAGCTTCATCATATCGAAATCCAATTCTCATATCTACAGGAAGTTCACAATGAAGATAGATGTATTCAAACATCGGAATAATCTTCATGTATTCTGTGCACCATCTCATTTTGAGATTTGGTATTGCACGTTTAACTTCCTGAATAAGATTTTCAAATCCTACTCCGCGCACCCATGTAATTTCACGACCTGTGAATTGTTCTAATTCCAACATTGTGATAAGGGTTTGAGGATCTTCTGCCGTTGCTTTGAACTCGGGCCAATGTGGAGAAGTCTTTTGCAATTTGTCTTGGACTTGTTGCAATAGGGATTTATTCTTTCTCCAAAATGAACCGTTGGCATTGTGATCGTCAATACATACCACGGCAAACATTTCGATGTCTGCCGGGTAATGTACTGCCAAGTAAGATGATGTTTTACCTCCAGATAAACTGTTGATACTTGTCATTTCTTACAAAATTAAATCTCTGATGATTACAGCCGTTTCGTAATCTTCTTCATCAAGAGCTTCCTCCAATCTACTGCTGATAGCTTTAGGATCGTTAAGAACAAATTGAGAAGAATAGGTAAAGGCTTTACCTCCGCTATGGTGTCTTTTTTTGCATCCGCAATTAAGATACGGAGATACAGATGGCGTATTGTCAATATTCACCATTTGTTTTCCATCGGTTGAACAATAGAAAATGTCGGTGACAACATATTCATTTCCTTTAATTCTCGGTTGAGCAGGTCTTTCTCCTGTTGATAATGCGATTACAGAATCTCCAATTTTAAAGTTTTGATTCATTAGGCTGATTTTTTGAGTTTAGATCGGTTTAACTTTTTGATAAGCTGAATGTTGCTGGTTACTAAAGATACGATTTTTTCGTTGTATTCAGATGGCTTATTGTTTGCTCCACGGGCCTGAACAATTTTCAATTTTTTCAGATCCACTTCGATAGTTTCCACCGGTACATCATCGATAGTAGCATTGAGTAATAAAGACTCTGGCTTTTTGTAGTATTTATTCTCAAATACGCAATGATTCAACTTGCTTCCAATGTCGTAACATTCTTGTACGGACGTGATTGGAGTAATTGTGATGTTTTCCATTTGCAATACCAAATCGAAGAACTTCTTACGCATTTTGACATATTCTTCATTGTCTTCTGCAATCTTACTCATAAGTTCACGAAGCCTATTCTTTCTGTCAGATATGCGTTTCTTTTCCAAATATCGTTGATGTTCTGCATGTAGATCCGCAGGGCATACGTATTTTGGATTAAGAAGGTCTTTGTTGAAGTGATTTAGCAAATAGATGTAATCTTTCCAATCCATTACATTTCGGACAATGTAGTTGTTCCTAATGCAAATTTTGATGGTATTCCAAATGTCACCTATTGAATTACTTGTAGCATAAAAATCGACCAAGTTATATTGCTTGGCTTTCATCAGCGTTTCAATTTTCGGATCTTTCAACAACCTGGACATTAGATGATGTGACGTAGTCTTCATCGTTTTTATCTCTACGAATCCATTACGTTTCAAGATTGGAAGAATTGATTTGCGAGGGTAAACATTAACCGCATCGATGTTATATCTCATATGGTTCATGCTTTTTCGTAATTCCAATTCACTATTGATATTGAAATTATCGTAGTAGTGGCTCATTATGTACACATTCTTAGTAAAGGAGGTTATCTTACCTTTTTCATCAATCCAATGTTGAAGGTTTTCAGACCATTGGTAAGTTGCAGGTTGTCCTTTCTTTACCCATTTGTACATGTAAATAATTCGGTTTACTTGGTATCCTTTGAAGGTAGTCAGAATCTTAAAGAGTTCGATTGTTCTTTGGTACCCAAGTTTACCTACGTGCGGCTTACTTTTCTTTTTACAAGCAGGACAAACGATCCTATTACGATTGATTAAAGATGTCGCCTCTTTTTGAATATGTCCACACTCCAGGCAATAGTATTTGTTTTGATGAATAACCGAAAGGGGAGTAAACTGTTGCGCTCCCCAATCGATTTGTTTCTGTGTAATTGCCGGTAGTTGACTTTGAAGATTTACAATGTTGATGTCGTATTTACTTTTCGGTGTCATTAGAACATTGACATTTGATTTGGACTGATATCTGTTGTCGGTTTTTCAGTTGAAGTTTCTTTGTTTGCTTCATGCGGTGTCTTCTTTGCCGTAAGTTTGCGTTTTTCCTGTTCAATCAGTTCGCGAATAGCTTTTTCTTTGGCTTCAGCTTTCTCTTCTTCTGTAAGAACCACCGGTTCATTGATTACTACTCGACAATCAATTGGCTTTCCAACTTCAATTACATCTTCATCGTAGTAGTGTAAAGCCATACCGTAAATCTCATTAGGAGCGAAGCCGTTGCATCCTGATTTTTGTACGGTATTGAGAATGTAAGTAATGCAGTCATCTATATTCTTGTTTGGCTTAGAATACATTTGTGCAAATTGCTCGTTAGTTTGAGCAAGGTTGTCAAGATACTTTTTGATTACGTTTTTGAATCTCTCAGTTGATTTCATATTTCAATTTTTGATTGTTAAATTGCCCCATTGGGGGCTCCCACTCTGGCAGGGAGCACTCCTCCTTTTCATCCATGTCTGTATGAACGTTACGCAGATCAGATTTGAGCATTATCGGTAAATTACAACAGAGGATTTACCGATCGCCTGGATGAATCATTTCCATCCTCTCGGAATTGAGGATGCTTATGTAATCTGCTCCCTCTTAATTTTGGATATAAAACACTTCTCGCGTTTCATCTAATGTAACAAAACAATAGTTTCCTACTTCTTGGTAGTTGTATGGTTTTACCAATCCGTAAAGTTCTTTCATTCTGGTTTCGATACGTGAAGCAAGTTCTTTCACTTCAGTTGGAACTGATAATAGATCGTTCTCAATGTCAGTTGCGGTAACTCCTTCAACTTCATCTTCCAATAACCATTCAAAACCTTGAGGGACTTTTGTTTCTACTGCTTTTGATTCTTGTTCAATAGAAGCTTGAAGTTTTTCCGGATTATCAAGGTCTGTAGGGAATACAAATGTGTCTGTACTTTCTACTTCAACTTCAGGTGCGTTTATCAACGCTTCCTTGATTTCTTCCGGAATACTTGGAGCTTCAACTTTGACTTCCTTTTTTGCTACAACAGGAACAGGTTCGATGATTTTAACCGGTTCTGTTAGATTTGCCACAGGTTCAATAGTAGGAACAGGCTTATTCATATACTTGAAGAACGCTTCTACGTTTTCTTCTTTAGATAGATTTGCCTTGAAGTGCATTCCACAATAGTAACCTGCCAAAGCTTTATCCACTTTGTAATCTTTCATCAGAACTTTCAATAGAGCTTCCGAATCAAACGGTTTTTCTTCTTGAACTTCTTCAGGTTGAGGATCTGCAGGAAATGCAGTTGTTAGTAACGCGGGTGCTTGTTCAATAGGTGGAGCAAATTGAATCTCTTCATTTTCAATTGCATCGCTTACCATTTTATCAGCTGCGATTTCAGCAATCAGATATTCGTTCATTATGGTGTAATGAATCTTTTGCTGATTAACGGCCCATTTACGGAGATCCATTTCATCGATACCAAACATCAACAATTTGTACAATCCCCAAAGAGTATCTTTGTCTTTGTACTCATGCTTTGGTTTTTTGTATTCTTGTTTCACTGTACTGGCTTGAGTTGGACTGATTAAATCCAATTCAAAGTACAATGCACCCATAATACAACCAAATGTATCTATCGATAATGGCATTGCTTTCATTCTTTCTTTTTCAGCAATGATCTTATCAAAATATACATCAGCTTGGCTAATGAGTTGTTCCATGATGTTTGATGCTTCTTTGTCAGCGGTACCTGTGTGTTTTCTAATCCACGACATACCTTCACTTCCAATAAGGGAAGTGTTGTTGTCATAGATGAATGCACCAATAGCACAACCAAACTTTACCATTTTGTTGTACGAGTTCCACCATGTAAACATCATACCCATATCCGGATCCTTTGCGGATTTGATGTGAACTTTACCTAATACTACCTGGCCGCCATACGAGTAAAGAAATTCTTCTTTCTCAATTTCAAAATTATTCTTTGCCAGTTCTTCTCTTACTTTATCGATAATAAATCCATGACTGATTACGGTGTACGTATCAGTCTGTTGTGGCAACGCTACAGCGCGAATACCAAGTTCTCCACAAGAATTGATTCCTTTTTCTTCCATTAGAACAATGTTTGTTGATTTGTAATCGGTTCTACAGATTCTATTTCGTTCTTGACAAGTTTGATGTAAAACGGATAATTGATTTCGTAATCTTCAAATTTTACGGAATCATCGATCCTTACCAATACTCTTTCCAGAACTCTATCTGCTTCTACTTTGATTTGTTTTGTGATTATGTCGCCGGCTTTGTAGGATTTGACTACGACTCCTGCTTTGTTTTTCATATCAAAATCTTCTTCTACAATAGATCGTTCTTCTTTGATCAATTTGCATCCGCGTTTTGATACAACATACCGGACCGTCTTTTGAGTGTCATAGTCAATTAAATCTCCTGCTTCGTAGCATGTTTGTTTAATCTTCCAATCTCCTGTTGCACGTATGCCGGCACAAAAGTCATAGATATTTTGACATTCGCGAATTGTCTTTTCGGGATTCTTCCCATGGACAAAGTAATTGTATATCGCTATTGCCTTAATTCTATAGCTCTTGTTTTTGTGTAAGGCTTTATCTATCTCAAACCTACCTTTGAGCTTGATTGGATAGTGATAACACTTTCCATCTTTCTTTTTGAACAAGGGTTTCGGAAATGTAGAATTGAATTGCTCCATAGCTTTATCGCAATCAATCTCATAAGGTTTGAAAATGCCTATGTAATTATTCACATCCCAGATGATCAACTTCTCGTATTCTTCAAATTCTAATACAAGACTTGTTCGTTCTTCCCATTCTTTGCAGATCCTATCGTATACCGGAACATATTCTTCGGGAAAGATTATCTCTCCACCATCTGTGTTCATCATAATAGGTCTGGCCCCGGGAATGTTTTCGCACAAGTCTTCCATCAGTTGAGTAAGAAGTAACTGACCGTTGCAAGTAATTTGCATGGTAAGAAAACTGTCCTTTAACGGACTGCTGTTTTCATTACTCAATCCGAATACGGAATTCAGGACTATCTTGTACAGATAGTTTAAGGGATGTTTCTTATCGTACTTCAATCGTTCATCATAGAACCATTCGTATCTTTTGCAAAAGATTTCAGAATTGTAATGCGCCGGTGACCATTTGTTTCTAATCGCCAAATTGGGATAGAATGATTTAACGTCAAATGATTTGATGATCATTCCGTTTTTGGCTTCATAGATACCACGTTTAGCACCATGGATCCCGCCTAATGCAAAAGATAATTCCAATCCTCGGTATTTGACTTTGTGCGCGAAACTACCTTTAAGGTTTTCAGCATTCAGTTTTAACCGTTTGAACTTGTTGAGAGTATCGATTAGAGGTTTTGTTTTGAATTGAATGTATGGAAGAATTGCTTCATCCAGGTTAATTGTTTTGCGATATGTCTGCTTCTTTTTCAATTCATCTACCGGAATATCTAAATCTTCCGATAGCAATTTTAAAAGGATTGCTTTTACTAATTTTGGTTCAGATAAGTTTTGAAGCTTTAAGTCAAAATGTTTGCTTAAATCTTCGCGTACTTTAATCTGATCGATGTTCTTCAATAGGAGAGCCCGTGTTGAAAGACAATCGTTAATGCAATACCTTTTAAGTTCGAGTATTTGTTTCTGGTTCAATATGTCGGAAGGCTTACAATTCATGTCCATGATATTGTGCCAATCCATGTTGAATTGTAACCACTTTAAAGAGGCAAACTTTTGTTTATTGTTGTAGTTGTTTATTGCTGCTAAATCAACTTCATTCCACGGAAGTAGTTTGTGAGAATAGGTACAATATCCTTTTTGATTTCTCAAATTGATAAGGTCCTGCACAAACATAAATACTTCACTTGCGATTTGAGATCCGGAATAGTTTCTCCAAGCGTAAAATTTTTGAATGCAATGCCATGCTATTTGCGAGTCAAAATTCAGTCCGTTGAATGATACAATGTAATTTTCATTACGGGCTAAATTTTTAATGAACTTGACATATGCTTCAAAATCATTTTGGAAATCGGACATTTCAAAAGACACGATATCTCTGGTGTCTTTGATGTTGATGTATACAGCAAGAAAACAATTCTTTATTGTTTCGTAATCGAAAACATAAGTCTTTTTCATTGCAGAATTTTTGAGATAAAAAAAGGGTACCAAACTTAATTAGTACCCTTTCTTATCAGGTTTAGATTTACTTTAGAAACTTCGAGTAATCAAACGCATTTACCATGTGAGCTTCAATGAACTCCACAATAGCATCTTTGTGTCTAATGTAATACTCGTGGTAAGTTTCCAATTGAACTCGTTGTTGTTGTGCTGGTTGTGATGCAACCAACGCTTTGTTTTTTGTTGCCACCGGCATACCATCTTGATCTACTCGTGGAATCCAATGGAACGATTCTTTTTTGTTCTTACTTACAACCCCAAGGATTTGTTTTGTGGGATCGAAAATAACTTCAACAAATGCAGAATCATTCGTCAATGGAATACCTACGAAGTTCTCCACAGGTTGCCCGGATTGTTCATCGATTAGCACACTCTTAACAAACATCATGTGCTTGTTCTCCCACTTAGGGAGAGCTGGGTTGGCTTTTGTTTTTGTACCTGACATAGTATTTTTTTGTTGTAAATATACTGAAATTATAATTCCAGTGTTCCTACTATGAGTTCGTAAGGTAAGTCATATCGTTCATTTTCGTAATGATACCTTGCGATCTCTAATTTTTCTTTCGTTTTGATTTCCCAATTACGTAATGATTCCACTGATACAGGGAATACATATACAGAATCGCTCTTGTCAATTACAGCAAAGTTCACTTTGAGTTTCCATGCGGTCTTGCTACCTGAAGGAACCAGGTTTAAGATCAGCTCTTTGTAAATGATTACTTGGAGCCAATACATGTAGTTGGAATCATGGAAATTATTGTACCATTCCAATAGACTTTTCGATGTTGTCTTGAAGTCTGTAATGATGATTGTTTCATTTGCGTAATCAACTTTGACGCAATCAATAACACCTTTCAATCCGAAAGGATAATTTGGAATGTCGCATTCCAATTCTAATTCTTTACGGACTTCTTCTTTGGCATTCAAAGCGTGAATCAGATTTTTGCATTCTTCATTTTGAAGCATTGCTTCTACTTTACTTTTCATCTTCATTACAGTGTCCCAATCTACCATTGTTTTGCGATCGGTTATCACCTGTAAGTAGCTGTTGAAGTAGTTTATTCCATCAAGACTTGTGACTTTTTCCATTCGTTGAGCATCTGTTTTCAACGATTGATAATAGTTTTTCTCAGCCATGTAGTCCAAGATGAATTTCTCGTATGCTTCTAATGGTTCAAACTGCACGTTTTCAATTTCATTGCCGTCATCATCGTAGCAATCCTGAAGTAATCGCTTGAGTAAAGCATCAAGGATTTCTTTTGCGTATCCTCCTGGAATTTTAGAAGGACTGATTATAAAAACATCATCGAACTTTTCGGGTTCCAACAATAGAAGATGAAACAATTTTCCTTCTCGGAAATACTTTTCATCTCGTTCTTCTTTTTCACCCAAGATATATTCTTTGTAGAACTGACGGGGGTTGTTCAATAGTTTTTGTAACGATGAATAGCTGAAATAGAATTTTTCAGGCGATGTTAATTCAACTGTGTTTGTCATTAGATTTTCTTTTTAGGATCAAGTTGCGCTTTAAACGCGTATACCGGATTAAATTCAAAGGTTTGATATTCATTGAGAATGAATTTGTTTATCGCGGGATCTTCCGGCATATTGTGTTTCTCACGATACAATTTGTACACTTTCATTATGTAATTCAAATCGATTTCTGGTTCGTATTCTGCAATTGATTTAAGATAGTTTACAAGGTTTTCCGATTTGCCTAATTCTGTACCGTACGCAAACATTTTGTTTCGGCATTGTGTCATTAGACAAAGGATTGGGATTAATGATTTTTCAATATCGCATTGATCTACGATTGATATGACAACCGAAAGGTTATCAGGACTTCTCAAGAGTTTTTGAAGTTTCAAATACTGTTTATGGTGAATTATGTTTTGTGCCATTCTGTAGCTTTTTTGATAGCCTTTTCTGCATTTTCTAATTCTTCCGCTACCAATACTTTTTCAGACATTACGGCATGGTATAAATCTCGTAATGCTTCAAGTAAATCGGGAGCAGCAGCTATTAAATGAGCGTTAGCTGTACATTCTTCAGCTGTCATTGATTTAAAACCGGTGTATACAGATGCCAAGCATTTGCGTTTACCTTCTGTACCAAACATAATTAAGTAGCCGGGACCCGAATCAACATCGGATCCCCAACTACTATTTTTTGCAAGGTGCCAAGTTTGCGTTGTTCCTTTGAATTCGTTCATTACTCCAAGATGTTTTGAACTACCGCATCAGATAGCAATAACGCGTTGTACTTTCCATTCATGTTGGTCAGTTTTCTTCCCAATACAAACTTTAAGTCTGTTCCAAGGCATGTAGACAAGATGAATTCTTCCAATCTTTTGATCAGAGATTCATTGATTTGTTCACCGGGAACATTGAACTGAAGATGATTGATCAAACGTGTTGTCAATACATAAGCAATGTCAGCTCGGTAACTTGTTCCGGATTTTACAATCTTGTTGATTTCCTTTTCGATTTTGTTGAATGGAGTATCAACATTCAACATTTCTTCTGGAGTAATCAATTCATCCATCTTGTTATGAATGAATGCGGTAAACATGGTTGTGACTTCAGTTCCTAATGAACCTTCCCCGAGAAGTTGGATCAGTTCCAAGTCTTTGTCGAAGTTTTCAATACTACTGATAGAATTGAAGAACAGTGTAATGCTTCGAGCATTGACTTCGGGTGTTTCAGGCTTAACGATTTCTTTATTCATCAGGACAAAGTTGATACATCGGCCATCAATGTTATTCTGAACAGCCCATTCAGCCCAAATTTCAGCGTTCCATGCAAGATTTACATTCAAGTATCTTGATTTCTGTGCAGGATCCTGGTCGGTTACATTGTACATACCGTCATCGGGATTAGATGACAATACGATGGTCCATCCTTCCGGTAACGCCCAAGAAGCATAACGTTGATTCAGGATAAGTTCCATGACCGCTTGAGTAAATCTTTGAGATGCTCGCGTGTAGTCATCCAGAATCAACATACCCGGACCGGTTTTACCCGATACCCATTCAGGAATAATGTAACTCATTTTGGAATCACCTGTGTTTACCCATCCGGCACTCATGTAACTTGTTAGAGCTTTCTCTTTAACCCAAGTTTCTTTTTTGGTTTTGCAACCTTTCTCGTCTGTTGCCACTTTAACCATACGATATTCTTCAGTAGGAATACCGATCAAATCTCCAATTTCTTGAAGAGTGGACAAGTTCAAATACACGATGTTCTCTTTCTTGAACCCAAGTTCAATAGCACTTTGTGTAATTGTGCTTGTTTTGCCAAGACCAGCTTGACCGATTACGTTCAAAGCCAAAGGAGTTTGACCTTTAGATTGAAGCATTTTGTTGGTGTTTACGATATGAGTAATGATTCTCTTAAGTTCTTTTACGTTGATTTCTGATTGAATAGATGCTTGCTTTTTCATTTTTAAGTTCAATTAAGTTTTACACATTTACCGGGTAGCTGTTCATTGATATCATGTTTACTTCCATGTACCCAAAGAATATACCCTCTTGCATTTTTTGGAATCGATGCTTCACCATCAGTTAGATAGATCAAGCACGAATACTTTTTGAAATGTTGATTGAAGTAATCAATTGTTGGTTGGAACGATGTTCCTCCTCTTCCTGTAACTTCAATTGGTTGACGAGGATTGTACTTTATTTTGCCGTGAATTTGAGTATCAACAAATAAGATGTCGATATCATGTCCGGTTTTGTGCATATGAGTTAACTCTTTTGCAAATTCAAGTAGATCCTCGTCTTCTACTGATGCCGATGTATCAATAGCGACAAGTATATGAGAATAGTAATTTTCTCGGGAACCCGGCATATCTGGAAATCTGCGACTTTTCTTCCTTCGGGTATCCTCTACCCAAGTTTTAGTAGAAACTCCCACAAATCGTCTGAGATAAGCTCTCCAATTGAATTTTGGTGGTTCAATCACGTTGAATTGTTCAATCAAACTTTTGATATGATCCGGAATACTACCAGGATTTGATTTTTCTAACTGTCGTACTACATTGGTAAGGAGTTGTTCTGTGTTCTTACCGACCATTTTCTTGACAGCATCGGAAGCCTGTTGCACTTCTTCCCATTCATGTTTTGGGATTTGTATAGGTCTCCCGCTGGAATCTGTAGTTTCACTTTTACCCTCTTGCATAGCTTGGAGAATGTTGTTGAGCGTTTCATCATCTCCATTCTCTTTGTTTTCCATGAGCTTTTTGTAATACCAATTGGTATCTTGCCCGGGCTTCAAGTCTTTGTACTTATCCCATGTGCATCCTCCTGGAGGTAGCATGTCGGCAGGAATAGTTTGATTGATGTAAATATCCATTGCCTGATTTGCAATATCGTGATCGTGTAAGTGATCATAGTCAGTCAAATGGAAATTAATGATATGACCTAATTCGTGAATGAGTAAGCCTTGCTTTTGTTTATCATTCAGAGTAGCAAAGAAATCGGAATTCACAATTAACTTATAAGTTAACTGATTCAATCCGACGCATGCCGTTTGGGTCCTGTTATTGTTTACTTCTTTTTGTAAACTCAATAGAATGGATCCGTAGAATGGATTATCGTAAATGAGTTCTTTTGAAACTTTAAGGATTTCCTTCATTGTTTAACGTTTTGATTCTGTTTTCAACAAGCAAGTCGATGTACTTGGTATAGATTTGTTTCATTCTAAGGATTTCATCGACATTTTTTGATTTGAAAGACAGTTCAAAGATTGATGGAATGGATAGTTCATGTAGATCTTTGATCTTAGCTTCCGTCATTGGGTAAAGCCTTCTGAATGTTTCCGATACCTTGCATTGGAAATCAACCGATAGGTCGTCAGAATCTTTCAGCATGGAGCCTTGTTGTAATTTTACAAGAGCCATAGATGAAAGAACATTGTCTGGCTTCATTCCTGATATAAGCGTTTGAATTGCTAATACGCGGTTTTCCGCATCTTTTGAGTTAAGAAGAAGTTCTATTTTGCTTATGTTCATTTGCAGCTAATTTGAGCAAAGGAGTTAGAAAGACTTTGGTGTTTTCTATGCCGTGTTCTTTTACACATTCGGCAATGTCTTTCTCTACTTCAAATTCGATTATAGGTAGCTTGAATTCTTCATTGTAGCGTAAAGCACTATTCTTGCCGGCAACGTCATTGTCAAACAAGACGGTAATTAAGTCATATCGTTTTTTGTAGAACTCCATTTGTTTTTCTGTGAGCATGGTGTTTTCACTATCTGGAGCAATACATTCGATGTTTTTGTAACCGAGTTGCTTGAATGCTATGAGGTCTTTGAGCGATGATAGTAACATCAGCCATTTAGTGTTAAACTTGAGCTGATCGTGACCTTGGATATAGTTCTTTACCTTGATGAATTTAGCACGTTTGCTTTTTGGGTTGTAGATTTTATACAGTTCTCCGTTGTCACGGAAGAAGCCGTAGGTAAAATCATTTTGGAATACCATTTTGTTTGTGGTATCTCCTGATTTGCTTTCAAAGGTATATGATGCGAGGGGCTTGATGTTATGTCCTTCTAATGCGTCGGAACCTATATGGTACTGCAACCAATATTTTGCATCGTTGGTATTCCATTTTCTTACTTCCCATGAACCTATGGATTTTTCCGTTTTGGCAAAGGCACTTTGAGTGTATTGCACATTAGAAGCGGAATTATATAGGTCATAGATTTTAATGAAAGCTTCATCTCTGGAAATGTTGTAATAGTGCCGAATAAGGTCTACACCATCACCGTTTAAACCTGACGAGAAATCTTTGAATTTGTATTTCCCGCAGTCGTGTACATATAAGACCATTGAAGGTCTTGAATCTTTACTGTTAAAGATTGATTTAATCGATACAGATTGTCCTGTTAGCTTTTCTTCTAAGTTCAAGAATGTTTCAAATATCCATTCATTAGGAACAGGGAAAGTATCTGTTGTGAATGTTAGTGTTCTGAATCCCATACACGAAATAATAAAAAAGGAGGGATATAATTACCCCTCCTTTATTACATTTTTTGATTTGTTAGTCTACGTCAAACGGATCAATGTCTGCATCGGCATCATCACCGATTGCAAACGGATCTTCGTCTGTTACGGTTCCCGGCTGTGCAAAGTCAAGTCCGTCATCATCGGCGGTCATTTCATTGGTAACTCCTGCTTCAGCAGCTTCATCATGTTCTTCCCAATTTTTTGCAGGAAGTTCCTCTTTCTTTGGAAGAGGGGCAGAGTTGCTACTGAACCCGTTTACTTCTTCTTTATCTCTTGTGTCATACACATGGAGAACTTCGTCGAACTTAACCAATGCTCCATAGCTGGACTTGTTAGGGTTCTTGAATGCTCTTTCGCCCTTACCTGTCTTCACAAGGTTCATATAGTATGTAGGATAACCCTGTTCATCAGAGTACAACATTCCACCGATAGTAAAATCCATGTACACATCTTTGATTGGGTTCTCCTTGTTGAAGCCTGCGATGAAATCTTCAAAGGTTTCAAATCTTCCATCATTTGCTTCAACCCAGTTGGATCCGTTTGCCTCAAGGCAAAGGATATGAAGGAACGTACAGATACTTGTTTCTCTGATGTAAGTCTTTCCATCTTTTGTTTCGGTCTTGTAACCGAATGGGTTTGATCTTACGTTTCCAATCTGACCTAAGAAACGACCTTTTGATTCATCATCCTTGTCAATCAAGAATCCTTGGAAATCACCTCCTACCGGTTCAGTTTCCAATGTCAAGAACAATTCAAGTTTGGTACCTCCATACTTCTTGTCTTCTTTTTCTTTTACGTATATGCCGTTTACTTTGCAGCGGTGTTGTCCAGGTGTAAAATTCTTAGACTTAAATCCTCCTTTTCCTACTGTTTCTGTTGCTTGTTTAGTTCCGAAAGCCATAACTCTTCTTTTTTTATTGATTTTACTTTAAATTACTTGTTTTGTTTTGCATCGAAAATCTTATCCCAATGCGTGATCATTGTTTCTTTACCGTTTTCATCTACGGTATACTCGGAGATTAGGATGTGTTCCTTTTCCAAGTAGCGGTGTCTACCACCAGCCAATGTGTCTTCACTTGCCGTAAAGTTAATATAGTTTTGATTTCCTTTACGATACATGTATCCGATTGCATCGGCTTTGAATGTAGAGATGAACCTACACTTCTTGGACATTTGGATATCCAATGATGTGAAGTCTACACCATCCTTGTTAATGGTAGCGTATGTACTGTGAGCCAATAGAATAATTTTTGGCGCACATCTCTCAAGTTTGTTCATGATTTCTGAATAAACTTCAGCTACATATTGCTGACCTTTACCAAATGGAAGATTGAGAATTGAACCGTACTTTTTCTTTCCGGATTCACGGTGGTAATCGGTTTCTTCCTTGTTCATAAGGAACCAATTCTTGTCTGATCTTGCGTATCTGATTTCAGCTTCTTCCAAACACAATTCTTCAAGTGCTGAAGTAGTATCTACAGCAATGAATTTGTAAGGATAGTTGGCAGCTACGATAGATTCGCAGACGTTGTTCAAATCTTCCATTGATTTGATTTGTACAGCCATCGCATCAATAGCAAGGGTACCTTCTTCAAAGTCTAAGATTAGACATTTTGGAAGTTTTGCTACAACGCTTGTCTTACCGATTTTAGGTTTTGAGAATAGGATAATTCTCTTTGGTGTTTTTAATACAGCAGGTCTGGGTGCCGTTGGTAAATTGATAATTGCCATTTTATTTGATGATTTTATTTAGCCAAGGTTTGAAACTCACCGGTTTGCCGGTCAATATAGCCGCAAGATCACGAATAGTAAGTTCGCTAATTGGTAAGTCTTCAGTTGGATCAGGGATATCAAATTCATCCGCTTCATTGAATTCTTCAATTTTAGTGAGTTCACTATAAGGAATGATGTAACAAGTGTCGCCTGATGCGCCAATAGGTTTAACATCATAATCCGTTTTGTAATGCGGATTAAATGTCCATTTGTATAGCGTTCTTTCAGGATCCTCTGGTTCAAATTCCTTACTTACTTTTTCGATGAATATATCTTTCTCTGCCTTTAATTCACCAGGGAAGAGATAGAAAATAGGCGGGGAACCAAATATCATTTTAGGAATGAATAGTGCATCAGCGATTCCTAATTTTTCAAAAAGTGGTTCGTGCTTTTGTTTTAACAGATCGATCTTTTCTTTCTTAGTCAGGGGTTCATTTGAGTTATTATTTTTTGTGCTGAACATGTTACTTTGTTTTTGTTTGTTCTTGTGGAGGGGTAGCCATTTCTTCGAGCATCATGTTATGGAACATAGCTCTAAAGAAACTCATGCGAGTATCTCCGGTTCTACTTTTGACAATGTGGATAGCAATAATTGAGTCATCGTCAATTATAAATCTTTCCGGGCCATAAGCAGTGATGTGACGTAATGCAGGTCTATCCAAAATCATTACCATATCGGCATGTTGGAGTAGTGCATCTGATCCGAAGATATCTTGGTCATTAGGATAATTTCCATACTTACCATTTTCACAACGAGCCGGAGATGTAATATCTCGGTTCAGCTGTGACAATATTAAGAACAGAATAGGAAACATTTTCTTGAGTTCCGTACATACTTCTCCCAACATATTGAGCATATCCAATGTGGATTGATTTGCCGCTTTTTTGATAAGCACTGAATGGTCTAAGGTAATTACAGTTTTCTTGTAAACTTTCTTTCCATCGATTACTACAGCGTGTTTCTCCATGTATTCCATGATCTCTGCTCTAAATTCAATAGCAGTCATCGGAGTATCTATAATATCGATAGGCCATTTAGCGGCTTCTTTGGCATAATCTGCACACTTGTCAATGATATCGTCAGTAATAACTTGCCCTTCTATTTCAGCACTACATAGATACTTGTAAGTCTTCTTTGTAATAGCTGAAAATTCTCGAAGCTTTGAGTTTCTACCTACCATTTCCAATTGAAATTCTAATACATTGATGTTTTGTCCTGCGTTGATTTTAAATCCTTCACGAACAATTTGATCTTTCATCAATGTCTTTCCACCACCAGGGCGTGCAGCAATAATGTTGATTGAGTGCCATTCAAATCCTTGAATACCGGCATCATTGATTTTAGGGAACGGAGTTTTATAACTCGTGATCGCTCCCTTTTGTCTTTGACGCATGTAAACAAGAGCTTCTTTGTAATGGTCTGCGTGAGATTTCCACTTCATACTACTCGGGTTTTGATGTATCGTTCTGGAACATAATCGGCACTTGAGTTAACCATGTCGCAATAGTTTGCCAATTCTGATACGGCTGTACCATCTATGACTTTCTTTATGAAATACATTGCGGTTCTCATATACTGATAGTTATTCCTTTGGTATTCGTCAATATACCTTCTTGTAGCTTGTAAAATAGTTTCCCAATCGTAGTTATACTCTTGGAAAAACCACATGAAGTTTTCCTGTATGTTCTTTTTGTTTCCTCGGGCATACTTCCCATTGGGAAGCTTGTGAGTTGGAAACAAATTAATGAACTCGTCGATGTGTTTGTCTGAATCAGGACCCAACAATTGTAGATTTTTGATCTTCTTGATTGGTTTAAACAAGAGATCGATATCTTCAATCATTTTGATTGTTGATTCTTTTAACGAAACATCATCGTTTATATACGGAATCAGGGCGGAATTCTTTTTGATTATCTCCTTCCCTAAGTCCGAAAGATTGGGCTTCCCGTAAAGCCTTACCAATATGTGGTAGTCTTTGGGAGTCAATCCTTTCTTTTTCAACTTATCAAAAAACGCGAGTTGTTTAAGCATCTTGAAAATGGGTAACTAATATACGAAATTAATCCCAAACAATTGGTTTAACCAGTATATTATTTACGATTTCTTTGAAGCTTATTTCATCAGGACAATCGTGAGGAAGAAATACTTTCTTGTGGTGCTTGTTATCCACACATCCCCCTAATTTTTCCGGTAGTTCTCCGATGAAAACATAAGTGCAACCCGTAGTTTGATAAGCCAATTTAGATACAATGCTGAACATTACATCTTTTGATTCTTCAATGTATCGTGTAGGATCACTTGTTGCTTCAAACATTGGAACCGATAGGTATAGTACCCCTTGTTTCAATAGCTTTTCTGGTGCTATGAATTCCGGGGTTTGTGCTATTACAACCACATCGATTTCTTTGATGTTTGAATTGGTGTACGATGCAAACAAATCTTTGAATGACGGAACCCAATTGATGCCGTCTTGTTTGTCTTTCAATAGTTTCGATAGTAACTTGGAGAACTGCTCCATCTGAAATGTTGGAGGTAAAATGTTTTTCCAAGATGTTTCTTCGTACTTTTGAGATAGATTGTTGATTGTTTCTTTAATTTTATCTGACATGAGCGATAAAAAATTTAGCTACATACTTGAAGATGCACTTCTTCCTATTGAGATTAGCGGTAAGTATTACCACGAGCTCAAGAAAGTGTTCGTTGCTTTAATGGCTGACAATAATTCCACAGACGATATGATTAAGAAGTTAACGAGTATCGCCGCCGGGAAAGTATCAAATCCGCAAGAACATATGTTGCATCTTATGTATGTGCTGATTAATGAAATTGAAAACGTTGCTGTTGAAAAGGGAATGGTAGAAGATAGATCCGTAGACCCTAATCTTTCATCCCCTGAAAGTTGATATTCAGAAATCTTCCGATCTCTAAGATTGACTCAATCACTTCAGATAGTTGCTCTTTGGAACAATCCTTGAAAGATTTTCCGGCCAAACCACAATGAGCCTTGACTTGATCTTTCATTTCTTGAGCACTGCATCCTTGTTCTTTAGCCATTTCGTTTATACACGCATGGATTTTTGCAAGTTGGGCCTTGGTATTGGTTGGACTTACAACTTCCATTACGCAATCAATTACGTCGTTTTCTAAAATGCCGGCTACAAAAATCTTGTACTTCTCTTTTGAGAGTTCATCTCTGGGAGTAAGTTTGCCGTCTTTTAGTACAAATTGTATGGATAATACTTGTTTGGACATTTAATGCAATAAAGGGTATAACATTTTTTGATTTAATCTTTTTTCGAGTTGTTCATAATCACTCATGCCATCTTCATCTTGACATTTAATAAAGTCATTCGGTTTAAGATCGGCACCGCAGTACTCATCTTCATTGTAAACGAATGTTCTTTTGCCAAAGATACCCATACTTGTTTCTTCATATTCATGTTCAAAATCTAAGTTGTAAGCTTTAGCAGCTTGAAGAACATCATATGAATTAGGGTTCCAACGGGTAGAATAATTCAATACCAATTGTGTATCATTGAAATTGTTTATTGCTTCAGGAGTAAGTTCCGAAATATCAATTTCGCTACAAGTAATATCGAAGCAATACATTTCATTTTCTGAATGCAATTTGCAATTGAATTCTTCTTGAACGACTCCTTTTGTTGATGAATATACGTTCAGCAAGAACGCTTTTAAATTTTCTGTTTTGCCTGTAAATACTACTGTGTTGCTACACCAATTAGGCATGGTTTACGAGTTTAAATTGGAAACTTTTTCGCAGTTCTATTTTCTTTTTTGCCCGGGTAACGGCGGTATATAACCAGCGGGATTTGTTCCATGAATCTGCAAGAAATCCGCAGTCAATGTATACATTATCCCATTCATTACCTTGGCTTTTGTGTACCGATGTTGCGTAACCATACGTGGATATCGATACGTCACCTTTCCATTGCCTTTGCCTGGTGTATTCGTTTACATCTGTGAGCAACTTATGATACTTGATATTGGATGAAGTCATAAGTTGTGCAGGATGAATACTCGGCATGTCCACATTGGAAATGAGGAGAGTTGTTTTTTCGGACTTCTTTTCCGGAGAAGTTTTGTATTTGAGAACGTGGAATGTGAACTGTTTCAGTACAGGATTTTTACCACTTACACCCACGTTTATTGTGGTAACAAAACTATCTACGATATGGGGTTGATAAACCTCAAAGGTTTCCCCATTAATTAAGCCCTGGTTGGAAATGGAAATCAATCTGTCACCTTCTAAGATGTACTGATCCGATTTTTCCTTGAAACGATACTTTCTGATACGATTGTTGTATTTGATACGATCTTTATTGTTCGATACCAAAACAATGTATGAGTTGTTTTGAATGATATCTATTGCCAAGCTTTTGGTAAAGTCATCGACAATAGTAAATTCATCGTTGTTGTAATTAAGGATCTCGGGTTTTTGATTTCCTGTGCTTTTACGCAAATGAGTTGCCACTTGTAAAATGGTTCCGTCATTGCGTTTTACTTCTTCAAGTTTGATTTTCCAATAATCAATGAAATCAAAAGCCTTGTTCTTATCCCATTGGAATATTTTTGGATCGTTTCCTACCGGTTCTAACTGGAAGTCATCACCGATAAAGATAAGCTTGGCTTTTTCCTTTATTGCTGAATTAACAAGGTCGTTGAGTACCTTTTCGTCAATCATAGAGCATTCATCTACAATGTAAACTCCGTTACGCTTTAATCCATCACCTAATTTGAATTCTCCTGTTTCAGGATCCGGGTGACGATATAGTGTTTGATGAATGGTTCTGAACCTATCCAAGCCGACATAACCAAATTTGTCCATGAGTCGTTTAACTGCCGCATTAGTAGGGGCAATCATACGGGCATGAGCATATCTGGCTATGTTTTCGGCAATGGTAGTTTTACCGGTACCTGCATTCCCAATAATGAGAAAGAAGTTGTCCGGAGATTGTAGGAAATTGCTAATCAGCAATAAGGCTTTCTTTTGATCCGAGGTATATTCAATTGGGTCTTTGCGTTCATCTAATATCCTTGGATTCATTCTTGTTGAGATTTAATGATTGAAATACGACGAACTAATTCTGCATTGTAGTTGGTCCAAAATCTGTGTCTGTCACCGTCACGAATACCTAATGGAGTAGGAGCAGATTTTTTTATTGCAGTACGCCATTTTAGGACGCGTGCATTTTTGACAAGAGATGTTTTAAGCGATGAT